AGTAACACTATTTGGTAGATGTTGGAAATTAGTTATTTGATTATTATCACAATCTAATTTAATAACACTATTTATCAGATGTTGAAAACTAGTAATTTGATTATCTACACAATCTAATTTAATAACACTATTTGGAAGATGTTGAAAACTAGTAATTTGATTACTAGTACAATTTAATTCAGTAACACTATTTGGTAGATGTTGGAAACTAGTTATTTGATTATTAACACAATTTAATTCAGTAACACTATTTGGTAGATGTTGGAAACTAGTTATTTGATTATTATCACAATATAATTCGGTAACACTATTTGTCAAATATTGAAAATTAGTAATTTGATTATAATCACAATCTAATTTAGTAACACTATCTGGTAGATGTTGGAAACTACTTATTTGATTATTTACACAATTTAATTTAATAACACTATTTACCAAATGTTGGAAACTAGTAATTTGATTATAAACACAATTTAATTTAGTAACACTATTTACCAGATGTTTGAAACTAATAATTTGATTATTATCACAATTTAATTTAGTAACACTATTTGGAAGATGTTGAAAACTAGTTATTTTATTATTAGTACAATTTAATTTAGTAACGCTATTTGGAAGATGTTGAAAACTAGTTATTTTATTATTAGTACAATTTAATTTAGTAACGCTATTTGGAAGATGTCGAAAATTAGTTATTTGATTATTAACACAATATAATTTAGTAACAGTATTTGGAAGATTTTTGAAACTAGTTATTTGATTAGTATCACAATATAAATCAGTTACTTCTCCACAAATTAGGGTTTGAACATTGGTCCAATCAATTTGATCAAAATTTGTAATTCGTTCAGTTATTACATACTTCATTTTATTTTTTTTTTGGAACATAAAAAAAATCATTTTTTATAAATATCACACCATAATTATGATATAATTTAGTGATTTGATAATTATCATTATTTACTTGTCAACCAATTTGATTAAAAATTGTTATTTGAAATATAAAATAAATATCATACAATAACTACATTCTAATTTAGTTTTGATTTCTTTGTTTCCAACTATAATATCCAAATCTATTAAATCATTATACCAATAATTATGTTAGCTTATTTAGTTTTATAAATTTTATATGGTGTGATATCACTAGTTTTTAAGATCTGATAAATAGTGTTAGTTTATTAAAATGTGATAATATTAAAGATTTATTATATATACCATCAGCGTTTATGTGTGATATTGATTTGATTATTATCAAAATATTTTGAAAAGTACTGATTTTATTATTATAACAGTATTTATCAGATCTTAGTAATTAGATTATTATCACAATAATTAGAAGATTTTGAAAATTATAATCAAATAAACGTATAAGAACATTTATTAATTAAGATTAAAAATAAATTTACTAAAATAATTTCTTGATTTAAATGAAAAATATAAAAATAATTCAATTATGTTTTTTTATCTAAATTAAAAATATAATTATTTTAGAATTATTTATTTTTGGATTAAGATGATAAATAAATTAAAAATAATTATGATATCTTGATGTTTATTTTTTATATTTGATCATCTTAATTATACACATCAAGATATCATAATTATGTATAAAAAATTAAAAATGCTTCAATTTATAATTATTGAAACATGTTTAATATAGTAGTTTAGGATAATAACCTAAACAATTTCACCATCTGAAAATAAATTTATATAATATTTTTTTTTAATAAAAATGGCATCGGAATTAAAACCATACAGGTATTTTTATAATCCTGACACTAAAAAATCCCCAACATCGACCAAACTAAATAACACTAAAAAATCCCCAACACCGCCCAAAATAAAAACTTCAGTTTCTAAACTAAATAACACATCAGGAACTTCTAAAAAAGTATTACTATCTCCACAATATCAACAAGATGATATTTGTGATAAAATGGGATATGATATATTTATGAAATTTGATCAAAAATATATCCAAGTTAATAAAGTTTTTGATGTAGAAAGGAATAATTTGATCGATTTTAATTATGATACTTTGATAACACATAAAAGTTTTAATGTATTAATTAAAATAATTAATGATTTTGAATTTATATATAAAAATTTAATTTTTGAAGTGACAACAGATAGAACATTCTCTCCAAAATCAGGAGGTGGAAAAATTTTCATATCCAAACCAGAAGATTGGGCTAACGTGATTATGGAATTGACTAGTTTAGTTAACTTATTTCTTGATATATACAAAAAAGAATTGAGAAAAAGATTAGATCCAGATTATATTACCAAAGAATGTGAAGACACACAATTAGTATATTGTAATCCCCCATGTGGACGACAAAGTACTTGGCTTGGGTATGAATATTGCACCAGAGTTCCCCCGAAAAAATCTTAAATAAATTATTATGAATGCATTGAATATACTGATCCCGTTAATTTGCCAATCTTAATATTAGCTACTTCGAGGGGTAGATCTTCAATCTTTAAACTTTGATATTTGAATGTTTGACGAAGACTTGTCATATCAGGTAATCCATCATCTTCATTGAAATCAACCTCTAATAAATATTGTCCTTCTGGATGTATTATTTCATAATTGAATGGAATTACCACATAATTATTATCATCCTCTGTTGACTTAACAAATACTACATCATAACCCATAATTGTATCATTCCACTCATATTTTATAATTGCTGTACCCATTCTCAATTCCATTTCATCATACAAATTAGGCTCCACTAAATATTTAAGCATGTTATCCGTTAATTTATTCAAATCCGATTTAATATTATCTGATTTGACTAAAGCTTTTTTTACTGATATTTTTGATCTCTGAAGTAATGACATTTTTTTAAAAAATTTAATTTTTGAATTAATTCATTTTTTTTTATTACTATTATGTAACGTATTTATAATCTCAGTCCTATCCCCTTATCATACCAACATATCTTTTGGTAATTTGGACCTATCCGTAAATATATCATTACTGCCTATTCACACAGTCCGAAAATATTATGTCGATTTAGATGAATATCAAACTCATAAATTTGAACCAAATATAATTAAATCTTTGACTGAACAATACAGAATATGATAAAATTAAATTTTATCAGTATATATTAACGAGTATTAATACCAATGTAATTTAAAAAAATGAAAAAAAATAAAATTGGTTTAATCAGAAAAAATGATATTAAGTATTAGACGATGTACTAGAATTATTAATTCAAAATATACTAATCGATTCTCCAAATTGGACAAGATAGCAACAGAATATAACAATAAAATAAAACAAATAGACAAAATTTATAAGAATAATAGAGTGTGTAATCAATTAGTGATTACACCTAGAGGGAATCACGGTTATGATAATTTAAAAGTCAAGACACAATTAGGGAAAATTCCATCATTTCCGATGAATAATTTCGAGTGGATGTGGGAAGATTTAAAATCTAAAACGTTATTAAGTTATATTAATACGGATTGTAAATTTCTAAACGATAATGCGTTGTATTATCACAGTGACATGATTAGAGTGAATTGTGTGAATAAATATATAAATTTGTTCAACTTTAATGGAAAGATTGAAGGGGATATTATATATGCGGGAATGTGGACATGTATTACTCATTATGTGGGTAATCATTATCGAAATAATATAATAGATGAATTAGAGAAAATGAATAATAAGATAAGGAATAAGATTGATAAGATCGTTCACCAGGAGAAGGTTAATCAAGTAGATAATAGTATTACTCATTATATGGATAATCATTATCGAAATAAGATAATATATGAATTAGAGAAAGTGAATAATAAGATAAGGAATAAGATTGATAAGATCGTTCACCAGGAGAAGGTTAATCAGAGGATTAAGGAAGAGAATAAATTATATGATTTAGATATTTAAAAAAATTATAAAAATCAATTGTTTTTTTTAGATAAAAATAATAAATAAATTGATAGTAACTTTATTAAATTATACATCAGATAGTCATTTTAAGTAAATGAGATAAACCTTGATTGTTATTTGAGTCTATTTTACCAAATAGTCTCATCATTACAATAAACAAATAACATATTTAGACTGTAAATATTAGAAATAGATTTGATAAATAAATATAGTAATGTTAAAACATTATCAAATTTAAAAATTAGACATATTGTTATGTGTAATGATGTAAATATATTTTGAGTATTTCAGTATATGTATTTGAAGTTATAAATATACATAAGTTAAATTAAGTTTATTTATATTAATAAAACTTGTGATAATGTATGAATAATTAATTGTGATTTAGTATAAATAATATTATCAAGTTTGGGGATAAATTTTAATAAAAAAAATGAAAAAAAAAAATAAAATTTTATGGTTAGAAAAAAATGCAGATATTTGTTAAAACTTTAACTGGGAAAACGATTACTCTCGATGTTGAATCATCAGATACTATTGACAATGTAAAACAGAAAATCCAAGATAAGGAAGGTATTCCTCCTGATCAGCAAAGATTAATCTTTGCTGGAAAACAATTAGTGGATAATAGTACTCTAGCTGATTATAATATCCAAAAAGAATCAACAATTCATTTAGTGTTAAGATTACGAGGATAATTTATACAATTACTAAATTAAAGTTTTTGAATATAGTGTGTAACACTATATTTTACATGTAAATTTTGAAGCAGATATGATATTTAAATTTAGAATAATATGAACATATTATTCTAAATTTAAGAAATAATTGAATACATACTTATTTAAAATAAGCAATAAATTTATTCTGACATGTTTATTTCTAAAATAATTATTATTGAATGTTTATTTTTTATTAAGATGACACAATAAATTTAAAAATAATTAAAATATCTATTTAAGTTTCATAACTTCTAACTTGACAAGAATTCGGTGTATAAGTAGGTCTACATTTAAGTAATTGAATTTCAAATCTGGAAAGTTCTGCAGAAGTAGTAAATATCCCACTTAAGCAAAATTTACCCGTAAATGTGAAAGATGTAACAGGTAATTCAGGATACTTAAAAAACCATGTTCCAACATACCTATTAGTCACATGAAATTGAGGATTACCATTATCAGTTATGGGATATGTATTACTTCCAATAATTAATTCAATATTATCAATATATACATTTCCACCGAAGTCTCTGTTTGCTAATGTTATTTCAAAAGCGTCTGCATCTGTTGATAAAACATTTAGATATGCCAGTAATACTTCATTAGATCCATCGTCTTTCATAATAGTTTGATTTAAGTTAGTTCCATCATATGAAAATGTAAAAATATAACATGTATATGGTATATAATCATACGACATACTAGTTCTGCATCCTGATATTCCTAAATTTCCAATTCCTAAATATATTTCTTCTTGTAAATCGGTTGAAACAAAATGTCTATATCTTACTCCATATGATTTAGTTGAATATGGACATATAAATGGTTTTATTTCTGATTGACATTGATTTAATTCTGATTGACATTGGTTTAATTCTGATTGACATTGATTTAATTCTGATTGAGATTGATTTAATTGTGATTGACTTTGGTTTAATTGTGATTGACAATTTTTATTTTCAATACAAAGTTTTTTAAGTTGTTGCTGATAAAATTGAGTTATTGAATTAATGTAAAATGGTTGACAATTCCATTGGTCATTTATATATTTGTATATAAATGATAATATTGAATCACAATACCAATATTTTTTATTAACTTTTTTTTTAATTTTTTTTTGAATATTGATATAATATATTTGATTGTCTGTAACATCATATAAAATAAAACAATTAATTGTTTTTACAAGTATACCCGGATATACATTAACGCAAAAATGTGTCATCCATCCAAAATAATTAATAATTCGAATTTTCATACCTTTTTTAATAAAAAATTATTTATTAAAAAAGAAAGAAAGTATACATAATATGTATAATATTGAATGAGATTTTTATCATTTTAGAAACCAGATAATTTTTTACCAAGATTAGTTAAATTGGGATCAGGGAGAACAGGAATAGATGGAACAGATTTTCCATAAGTGTGTGGATTTTTAGGAAATAATTTAATATGATGAGGCCAATGAGATGTCATTCGTTTATCTATAAATGCTTTTTGTTTTTTCTTAATTTGATAAGTTGATGCAAGATTTCGAGGAGTCATACATACATACACTACTGTTCTGAAATTAGGATATTTTCGAGTTTGAATTGGTTCAACTCCTTGGTGCATCGTTCGACTATCCCATAATATCATTGATCCTGCACTGCATATTACTCTTTTTACTTGACATCCTTTTTGAGTATACCAATTAACTTCGGGTGAACTTAATTTATACCAATCTTTAACAGATTTTTCAGAAATTGTATTTCCAAATTCTTCATGATATATGTTCGATTTTTCTAAAATTTGTAATGTCGCATCTTCTTCATTAACATCATATAATGATATCATTCCTTGAATACAGTGCAATCCAGTTTTTCGAAATGATTGATCTGTATGAAGCCACTCGTTCTGCTTATACCATCCTCTCTTCGTCGTCTCTGGAGGCATGTGGACTGACAATCCATCAAAACTTACTAACAACTTTTCTGATTTGACTTTCCATAATTTAGAAAATACATCAACTACCTTCGGATTTTGCCTAACATTCCACACAAATTGAGAGTGCCCCACCCCAAAATGCTGTATTAACATACTATGTAATGGATATAACTCGTATATTGTTCTATATGATAATTCATCTGTTTTCATTATTGGCTTATCCAATTGTCTGGTTAAATTATATAATAAATCCCATGTCTGATTAATTAAATCATCACATTCTTGTTTAAATAGTATATTTGGAATTACCGCAACTCCTGTTTGTGTCAATTTACTCATACATTCATTTATATTAACATCGTAATTTTGATACATTTATTTAAAGTTAATAATTATTTTTCAATTTTGTAAATTTAATTAATTATGAAAATAAGTATATATATATTAATACTAGCCCTTAAAAATCAAAATATTATAAATAAAATAAAAAAAATAAGATATAAAACGAATTATATTATGAAAGTTATCATATATGATAATAAATTAGAAATAGTAAATCAACAGTGGATTGATAAATTAGGAGAAGATTATACATTTAGGATTTATATCAATAAAAATATAAGTAGAATAATACAGAAAGAATATGAGTTAGGAACTAGATTTTTTATTTTATTATTAACATCAAATCAAGTTTTAAATAATATTGAAATTTTTAAATTTTATTCAGATACTGTATTTATATCTCCAACTAGTACAGCTACTGAAGTTAGACAAAAAAATATTAAAAATTTATTTTTTAGTGTTCCCGATATTTCAAGTAATCAAATTCTTGGAGATCTGGGTTCAGGATTTAATTTATGTGTTATTTATTTAGATATTAATGATGTATTTGTTCAAGAATTAGTTAATATAGCTATTGATAATAAATATCCTGTTTTTGATGCATTGGAAAGTGATTTATTGACAAAAACTTTATCTTTTGATTTTTTTATATTAATATCTATAACTAACGATATTTTTGATATAGTTGAATCTTCTATTAATTCTCGAAGGAAACCTTATTATTATTACTCTATTGAAACACTTCCTCCAATGAATATATTAATTTCAAATGTTGCTGTGATATATCCACTACAAACTATTTATCCTCAAATAAATTCGGAATGGAATGAAATATGTCGTGATCCTAGATTTAATTTATCTGATCCAGCTAAAAGTATGATTCCTATTTTACTTCAATTAAATTTTAATAAATTAAAAAAATTTGGATACATTAGTAATCAAAATAAACTTAATACATATTTTGAATCAAATATCATTCAATTACCTCAAAAAATCTTTACACCCACTTGTTATCCAAATGTTGACACATTTATTTGGTTAATTGATACTAAATACAAAGATTCATATACTCTATATAATACTAATTACATAATTAATCAATCTGATAAAATAATTAAAATTTTATTTACAAATAACCCAGAAATATATATATCAGATTATTATGAAAAAAATATCCGAGGTTTTATATTAGATTATCCAAGTATTAAAATTAAAAAAATTCAAAATTGTGTATACCCTGATGCCATTTTTATATGTGTTCGAGCAACCGATCTATCTATTTATCAACCTAATTATTATTTTAGTATAACTAATTATATTAATTTAATTAAGTATAATATCATTAGATTTAATAGTTTAGTAATTATTGGATCATCAAATAATATAAATATATCTAATTTTCAAAAAATATTAAATAAATTTAATATTCAAAATATAAAAATAAATGATTTAACCCAAATTAATAACCCAATTGTTTATTTTTTAGGTACTGATGAGGAATTTGATAAAATAAAATCATTACTATTCACCGTAAAAATATTTAGACGAATTGATGAATATTTATCACTCGATCAAACTAATTTCCTCCAAAAAAATAATATTAATTATGGTAACACATTGTCAAATAATAGTAGTCAGATTTTTTTAGATACTCAGTATTCAATTCAATCGGTCCCCAAATGGGTTTCAAAAAATACTTTTTTCTTTAATATTCCAAATATTATTCTCAATTTAAATTTAGGTTTTTTAATCAAATATGGGTTTTTAATTGGTGTTTCTCATTCTTAATATTATTTATTTACTCACAATCATAGTATTCTAATTATACTCCAAATTGAATTTAAATATTATAAAAAAAAATCAAACAATTATGATGCGAACTATAAGTTGGATTGTTAATATTAAAATAACTAATTATATTATTTGATCAAGGGTTAGATTGTGATTTTAATCAAATTACCAGTTTTCAATATTTTCTAATCACTAATTTCTGATTTAATTAGTAATCATACGTTCATTTGGATATACAAATTGATTTAAAATATTGATAATATCATAAAAAACAAATTAATTCATTTGATCAAATTACAAAAGAGTTGGGATGTGAAATTAATACAATATATTGTCAAAATAACCATATCACGAGTTTTAAACATCTACCTAATAGTATCACTAAATTAAATTGTCTATATAATAATATATCCAGTTTCGAATATTTGCCTAATAGTGTAACTAAATTAAATTGTGATAATAATAAAATTTCCAATTTCGAATATCTGTCTAATAATGTGACAGAATTAGATTGTGATAATAATCAATTTACCAGTTTTAACCATTTGTCTAATAGTGTAACTAAATTAAATTGTAGTTATAATAAAATATCCAGTTTCGAATATCTATCCAATAGTGTGACTAAATTGGATTGTAATCATAATCAAATTACTAATTTTCAATATCTGTCTAATAGTGTGAAACTATTAAATTGTGATAATAATCAAATCACCAGTTTTCAATATATGCCTAATAGTGTGATTGAATTAAATTGTGATAATAATCAAATTACTAATTTTCAATATCTGTCTAATAATGTGACAAAATTAAATTGTAGTAATAATCAAATTACCAGTTTTCAATATTTGTCTAATAGTGTGACTGAATTAGATTGTTGTCATAATCAAATTATCAGTTTTCAATATCTATCTAATAATATAACTAAATTAAATTGTTATAATAATCAAATATCCAATTTTCAATATATGCCTAATTGTGTGACTATATTAAATTGTAGTAGTAATCAAATTACCAGTTTCCAAAATCTGCCTAATAGTGTAACTAAATTATATTGTAGTAGTAATCAAATCACCAGTTTCCAATATCTGCCTAATAGTGTAACTAAATTAAATTGTATTAATAATCAATTCGTCAGTTTTAAACATCTGACTAATAGTGTAACTAAATTAGATTGTCGTAATAATCAAATCATCAGTTTCCAATATTTGCCTAATAGTGTGACTCAATTAAATTGTGATAGTAATCAACTCGGCAGTTTTAAACATTTACCTAATAGTGTGACTAAATTAGATTGTGATAATAATCAAATTACCAGTTTTCAATATCTGACTAGTAGTGTGACTAAATTACATTGTTCGTATAATAAAATATCCAGTTTTCAATATCTACCTAATAATATGA